CTACAAAGAAATAATGTCCTTTACTAATTTTGCAAATTCAATATCCCCATTAAATGGATGAACATATTTGTAGAATTCCCCACCATTTTCTAAAAAATAGTTTCTGTTTTCGTGTTCCAATTCTTCTATTGTTTCTAGACAGTCTACAACAAACCCTGGTGCAACAATTAATATATTTTTAATACCTTTTGATGGTAATTTTTTCAAGGTATCATCAGTTGCTGGTTTTAACCATTCAGATGGCCCAAATTTCGATTGATAGGTTTGATAATAAGGAATATCTCCTAATTTATCCATTATTAATTTTGTTGTTTTAGTACATTCCTCCGGGTAGTTATCCCCATCTTTTACATAAGACATAGGAATTCCGTGGTATGAAAAAACGATAGCATCTATTGGACTTTCATTCAAAGCTTCATTTATTTTTTTTGAAAAGTAACCTATATACTGTGGATTGTTGTAAAATGATCGAATAAATTTAATATCCACTATCCTATCACTTTTTATAAAATAATTCATAACGGAATCAAACACTGATCCTACCGTTGTCCCAGAGTATTGCGGATACATTGGTATGACATTGAGTTCTTCAATCTCTTTTGATAATAATGTATCTAGAGCAGTTTCTATACTCGGTTCACTGTATGACATTCCAATTGTAACTTCCACTTCTGGACATATATTTTTCAAATTTTCCATTTGTTTCTCAGTATATTCCAAAAGAGGAAATCCATTTTCAGTACAAATTTTTTGATAGAGTTTTGCTGATTTTTTTGGACGTATATTCAAAATAATACCGTTCAAAATCGGTTTCCAAATTATAGGATGTATTTTTATTACTCTTCTATCTGATAAAAAAGTTTTTAAATACTTCCTTACTTCCGTCTTGGAAGAATCTTTTGGTGTTCCTAAATTCACTAAGAGAATTCCTGTTCTTTTCAAAATAATTCACTACCTGTCTAATTCTATTATCGACCATGATGAATTCGAACCATCGACCGAATGGTCATGAGCCTTTTGCTCTAACCAGCTGAGCTAATGGTCCAAGTAATAACTAGCTTATTGGGGATAAAATAGTTCTTACTGGTTATACCTTAATATATAATAATTTTACTTTACTGATTTTCAATTTTCAACAAAAAAACGACCACCTTATTGAGAAAAGGCGGTCTGCGTGAAAAAATAAGAGTTTAAATATGTATAAATATTTTACAATATCTGTTTTTTGAGTTCAATATTTTTATATAAAAAAGCCGCCTCATTGGGGTAAGGCGACAAGAGGTAGTAATAAAATGAAAAATAAAATTGTTTGGTAAAGATATTTTACCGCTTTCTTTTTTAAATTTCAAGTTTTCATTTTACAAAACAATTGTATTTTATTTATAATTCAAATATACAATTGTATTAAAAACACCTACTAAACATACACAACTTGGGGAAGTATTGTGCGTCTTAAGTAGGTGTTTTCTTATGTAATACAATAGCTTTAAACTAAGCTACGTATGAGTAAAATTAAAATGCTCCTACCTAAGGACTTGGCATAAGATAGGAGCATCTCTTTTCTAAATCGAAAAGAGTCATAATATGAAAAGGTAACTCTATTTTAAATGAGGTACCTCTAAATTTCAACCAATTTTGCAAAAAATTAATAGCTCAATGTTTGACCAGGATAAATCAAGTTAGGATTTGCTAATCCGTTTAATGAAGCTAAGGTTTGATAAGTCGTACCAAGCTTAGCTGCAATACTTGATAAATTATCACCGTATTGAACTGTGTAAACGTTGCTTACTACTGATCCGTTAACTTTCAAAACTTGACCAGGGTAAATTAGATTTGGATTAGCTAAACCATTTAATGCCGCTAACGTTTGATAGTCTGTTCCATGTTGGTAAGCAATGCTGGATAACGTTTCACCATATTGTACCACGTGTGTTGCTTCTGGTTGTTTATCAGGAACAGTTACCGCATCTGGCAATAATTCAATATCACCTTTGCTTATCCATGACAAGATGCCTTCTAGCAATACTCTGCTTCCAGTTACTTCTTGTACTTTATAGCTGTTTCCTTTTACCCATTGCGGAATAGCTTCACCAGTTGCCCATGCATCTACATTAAATTTCACTTTGACGGTATCACCGACTTTAACTGCAGAAGTAGGTGTTTTATCTACTTCTTTACCTTCCTCAATAGCTGGTGTGTCCGTTTCTGGTTTGTCAGTAGCCGTATATCCGTTATCCGTAATTCCTGTTAAGTCTACGTTACCATCTAAACCGCCTGCAATATAAGTTGAGGTAAATTGCCAAATTGCAATACCATCCATACTTGGAAAATAGTTATACAATGGTTCTGGCGTTACCTCATAACTGGGATAGGCAGCAATCCATAAGGAATTAGGAAACTCTTTAATAATTTTCTGATAGTCCACGTATTGTAACGTAAAAGGCTTGTAGCTATAATACATTGGCGTGTAACCTGCCTCTTTAATCCGTCGCATACCATACAAGATTGTTTCCGTATTTGCGTTTATATCAGGACTAGCTCCATGTTCAAAATCCAATGCTACAATAGAATTTTTTGGTGTTTGAATACGTGGTAAGAAATAATCCATTGTTATTTTGGCAATATCCATGCTACCGAACGTGTCATACCAAATATAAGTATGTGCTCTTTTTCCTTGAGCAATGGCACTTGCTACTTGCGTTTTATAGGTATACTGATCGTAAATACCACTAGCATTGTAGCCGCCAATTTGAGCGATAGCGAATTTATCATGCGCATAGCCAAAACGACCTTGTTCACCTTGGTAAATAGCCCAGTCAACGCCTTGGTCACCTTTTGCAGCAAACACATTTAAAGGCATAAAAAATAGAGCGATTAACGCTCCAACTAAAATTTTCTTTTTCATTCGTTTACTCCTTGTCTTTTAAATTATAAGCTGACACGCCTGTTATTACTCCTAAAAAAGTTGCAATAGCATTGATAGTTAAAACAGCCATATCTGTTTGCTGCCATCCATAGGCTTTGCCTAGTGTGGCAACCAAAACAGAACTTGCAGGAAGTACCGTTAGCACGCCCCATTTGATAATTTTGTAGTACTTATCTGGTAGAATCATTTTTTTGCTCCTTTCAATTCTATTATGTCATGTTCCGCTTCTTGCATTCGACCTTCTAATTTAAAGGTTCTTTCAATTACCCCATTATGTTTTTCTACTTTCTTTTCTAGCTGTTCAATTCTGTAAGCTGTCAAATTGGCACTAGCTACAACTCCAATAAACGCGCCAATTGTGCTGCCTACTAATCCTATAACAGCGACAACAATTTCATTTGACAAAACAATTCCTCCAATAATAAGAACCGCTTAGCTTTCGCTAAACGGTTCCCCACAAATTTTTGTGTATTCTTCTTTTGTTAAGCAATTCATATTCACGTAATCTACTAAATCTTGTTTTGTATAACAATTCCAATCATACAACTGTTTAATATTATCGAAACCTGGAAAAGCATTCGTTTTCATCTTATTCCGCTCCTTTCGTAAGTTCAGCGACTTGTTTCATCAATTCGCCAGTCATTCTTTGTGTTTGTTGAATAACTTGATTCTGCTGAGAAACTTGCTTCATTAATTCCGCATTTTGCTTTTGTAAAAGTTCCAATTCCGTAGGTGGCGTTGGCTCTGGTTCTGGCACATTGTCAGGATCGTATATTAAACTTGTACCATTCCAACGATAATTAAAAAAATCTGTTGGCTCTTTTTCTATTTCAAGTTCAATCGCATTAGGTTGTTCCATTGTGGAATATCCTTGTAAATAACCTTGAATATCATCAATCCAAATTTTCATGTTCTCTTTCCTCCTACCATTCATAAACTGCGCTTAAAGCAAACATTTTACTACCAGACCCTGCTGTATCACTAGATGATGCATTCATGTCATTACCAGTAATTTTAGTATCAGTGATATATAAATACTTCCGAACTAAATTAGTGTAGTAACCATGCAAAAGAAAAATAACACCTTTGGAACCTGGGTTCTGTGCATGCTGTTTAGGAATAACGAAAAAGTGATAACATGCACCGTTCAAAGTTCCTTCTTTTGTGTATTCTTGCCATTGTAAAATCCAACCATTTTGACACTGCGAAAGCGGCTTAGAAGGTACTTGTCCGTTTCCTGCTGCTGCGCCATACCATCCGCCTGTCCATAATGGCTCTTTTTTGGTAATTTTTTGATACATTTTATCCGTATCTACTTTAGTTGGATACGATTCAAGCCCATCAATTGCGGCAGTATGTGTTTTAAGATAGACTGGTTTTCCTTTTTCTTTTAATTGAACAATATCTGTTGTCATTACACTTCCCCTACCTTTTCAAACGTAATTGTTGGCAATTCATCTAGTTTTGTTTTATCTTCTTTAGACATCAAGCCATTTTTTATTGAGGTTGCAACGTCTGTCGTTGTTGCATTTTGCCCTGCTGGACCTTGCGGACCGACATCTCCTTTATCTCCTTTTGGACCTTGTGGACCTGGGTCTCCCTTTTCACCTTTTAATACTTCTGGTTTCCCTTCTACGGCATTCCAATGTGTTTGAGGAAATACCTGTGTTCCTCCTTGTTTTACTTTAACAATATCTGTCATTCAACTTCCCCTACTCTCTCAAACGTAATATCAGGTATTCTGTCAATGGCTTCTTGAACTTTTTGGTCAACATATTGTTGATTCACTCCGCCGCCATCGCCACCACCAGTTGCTGAAATAACACCATCTTCTGAAATAGAAATATTCGCTCCAGCAGTATAACCTTTCAACTCTTCCAGTTTCGATTTTAGTTCAGTGGTGAAATTTTGATCTGTTTGCTTTACCGCAGACAACGTTCCGTCTTCTGCAATTTCTAACAGTTGGCCAACCTTTATTCCGCCCAGTTCATCTGTGGTAGCGATTGGAAGAATGTACACGCCTCCCTCGCCATTTGACAACCGTTGAAACATTTCAGCAGTGATAATACCGTCTGTTTCTTCTGTCGCATAAGGAAGTTCTGTCAGTGCATTTTCTAAGCCTAGATCTGCTTTAGTGATAATTACTGCCCCAGTATATCCATTAACAGATAATACTTTTGATTGACCCGCAATAATTTTTTCTAATCCTCGAACAGCGGATGCATGTGTAATAGGATAAAACTGACGTTCCACGCCATTTTCATCGGTTTCCATCATTCGTTTTGCTTTAACCACTTATTTCACCCACTTTTTCAAACACATAAGCGTTCTGTTTTGTTTCATCAACTGTTGCGATAACCAATGCCCCATCTATCGCAGGATAATCAACTGTTCCAACAATTTCTGTTTCATGATTCAGTGAAAAAGCATCATCTTGTAAAATAATCAAGTCACTTATTTCGCCATATTCTAACGTATATAAGCGTTTCTCTAATTTCTGATACAAATATTCCATATCTGCCAATAGACGTTCAGAAATTGAATTATGGCGCACTCCTTGAATGTCTACACGTGCATCCATTAGCTCGGCTAACATCGTACCGCCAGGATCAATCGTTTTTAAAATATCTTTGATTGATTCGAACCATGAAGTGAAATCTGTTTTTTGCGTATCTCGCCACGCTTCGAACTCTTCTTTTCTAGCATTCATCCAATCAGTAAAATCGCCCTTATTTTCGTTGATAAAAGCGGTCATGTCCGCGATTAAATCTTCAATGGACTGCCAATAAGAACCCATTTCACCTTCTGTTTTCGAAGCAGCATTCACTACAAAGTAAGAAAAGTTTTGCGTTGCACCAATCAGGTTATCACCTTTATGAATACTGAAATATGCTTCTTGTCTGTGTAACGACTGCATAGAATATTCATCAAAGGTATACTGAATAATCCCTTTTTTGGCATTCACAATTTTTGCTGAACGTTGAATCGGATATTTATTATCAATAACCGATTCAAAAAAAACTTCGCAACCTGTTAAATCAAGTGGCAAAGCATTTTCAACTAGTATGGCTTCTAAGACTTCTGTGTTTCGATTTCCTTGTCGTACATTCTGAATCCCAATGTAATTGTAAGGTTCAGTTGTACTTAACGTTGCTTGCCATTTAACCATTGAAAAATCCTCCTTTCGTTATTTTGGTGGAATAACAATCGATTGAATAGAATTAGCAAAATATAATCGGTCATATTTTGCGACAATTTGCCCTTGCTCGGCGTTCTGTTCTATGGTTTGGATACGTCCGTTATTTAAGTCGTAAATCACGCCCGTGTGACCATATGTTGGGTCTACTGTCCAACCTGTTCCCCATTGGCCACCTCGTCTAATATTGACGATTGCTCCTACTACTAAATCTTGATACGTTGGATTTTGGATTACTCGCCAACCTACCGCATTCCAATCATATGCTTCACCAATATCTGCAGCAGATGATGTATCACCAATTACATGTGAAAAGCCATAAATTGTTCCTGCACCTAAACCACAGCCGCCCATAAAACCAGAATATTCGGCTGGAACGGCATAACATTGCCCATTACCAAGCCATTTGCCCATTAAGGTCTCCAAATGTTCTATGCCAGCTTTTCCTGTTGCAGTAGAAGCTTTCAAATCTTTGAATTTGTCATACCATACTTGTGCATAGGTTTGTCTTTCTGGATGTGCTGCAGCTGGACGTTCAAAGTTTAATTCAAACGCATAAGCAGCTGTTTTAGGCGAGCTGACAACTTTAAATTCATCAACTGTTAATGGACTTACTTGTCCTAACCATTGCCCATTGAACATACACCAATTAATTAATTGAGCTTGGGCTAATGACGTCCTATAGTCTTGTTTGATACCTGCAGCTGCGATTAAGCGTTGTACATATTCTCGACCATTCCAAGTTGGTGCGCCTACCAATGGATATGCTGAACCGTCCCATTGAACCCATCCGTAAGCTGGACCGCCTATTTGTTCGGTATCTGGGTTCATACTTGGACCAACTTCTCCTTGTACATTTCCAAGGATACCTGCAGCAGCTGCTTTGCTGTATCCGTTAGCTAATAGGTAACTCCATAAGTCCCAAGCAAATTTATCTGCATCGCTTGTAACTTCTGATGGATAACCACCTGTACCAGCTCCAGAACCACCACCACCATTTTGACCAGGTATAACTTCTTTGCCGCCCACAATCAATCGATCAACTGTCAGAATTGCTTTACTTCCATTTGGACCAAAAAAGTTAAAATTATTTCCAACAAAAAACTGTGTAGGACCAGTAATTAAATGTCCTGTGCCTGATTGGTTAGACAAACCAATAATTTTTTGGGGATTATCTGCGACTAATAGTAATGAATTCCCATCAGAAACTACAGGATTTCCATTTTTATCTGCTAACCCTGGAAAAGGATTTCCCTTTGTTCCCATCGTGCCAACGTGACTATTACCATTCCAAAACTCCATCCCTTTTTTAGTTAATTCCATGATTTTTTTCTTATTATTCCAAGCTTGTAAAGTACCGTTTACCATACGTAAAATATCTCCACAGCTATTAAATGATGTTTCAAAAATATTAGATTTTATTTTGCCAGCTCCTATAAAGTCCGCATTCAATATTCCATTAATTCCCCACGCATTTTTAAATGGACCTTTCCAACCAGTTCTTGAGAATCCAATTCCTTTGTTATTAATTGCAATCACATCTTTTGCAGTATCCGTGGATTCCGTATCTAAGTAATAATGGGTATTAGGTCGATTTTTAGGATATTGAAGTATACTTCCGCCTTCAACACCGTTAATCAAATCAGTAATATAATCTACAAAATCACTCATATACTCTTTTTTTGTCAATGTTTTTATAGCTTCTTGAAAGTCTTGACTTTGCTGTTTATAAAAAGCAACTTGGATATCTCCCGCAGTGATTTTTATTGTTTTTTCTGCTAAAGCATCATAGACAATTCCTGTAACTTTCGTTTGAATGTCAATATCATAAAGCTTGTGGTACACAGTGAATGTATCGAATAAATTATAGTTACGCATCTTAGCAAATTCTTTTGCTTCTTCTGAATCTGTAAGTTTCTCAATTTCTAATTCAATAGAAACTTTAGGCTTATCACTTCCTGGATATAATGTAGTGAAGTATTTACTTGCCACTTTATTTAAGCTAGCTATATCTTTTACTCCTTGATCTTCAGTAAACTGAATGTATTGAGCGTAAACATCAGGATACTTACTGATATATTCGCTTTTAACTGCATTTCCATAAATCCGTTGAGAAGTTCCGTCTGCTCCACTTTGAAGCTCTGCAAATGGCAAAACTTTAGTAACAATTGATTGCCAATCAAATTTAATGGTTAATCCTTTTAAATCTTTACCATAACGAACAGTTCCAACGTTATCTCGTCCTCTACGCCTTAGCAAAGATAATTTAAAAGGCTCTCGTTTTATTTCTCCGCCCCAGTATTGAAGTAGAGAACCTTGTTCCCCTGCAATACAATTCAATACATTTCTAGCTTCAAATGTAGTGCTAGAAGCTGTATTTATATCAGAATATAGTTTGATATCACAAGGTTCGTCCATGTTCTGTTCGATTAATTTCATTGCTTCTGCACCATTACGATTATCAACTGTTACTAGCCTCACTTGTCTGTTTCCTAGCTTATAAGTACGAGATTGGGCATAAATAACAATGCTATTAGTAAAAGTATCTTTAAACGTTTGTTTGATCTCAAAAATGTGGTATTCTTCTAAGTCATTTGGCTTTGCTTTAATTTGATAGCCATTTTCGAAATAATCACTAAATCTGCTAATCGCTGGATAGTCCATTTCTAGTTCATATTTTCCGTTTGCTTCTTCAGTGATTTCGCAACGTGTCGCATCAACAAGACGTCCTAATCCATTTGTTGAAAAATCTTTTTCTCCAGGTTTAAAAATAACTGGAATCAAACCTTTCGCCTCCAATTCGGCTGAACCTTAAACTCTGTTACTTTACCAGTCCAGCGAAAATTATTCTCTCCACATTTTAAAATCGGATAATCTTTAAAAAGTGTTTTATGATCCAAGATTTCAAATGCTCCACCTGATTTTCTATAAGCTTCTTGTTTTTCTGAATCTATAATGATGTCACCGTTAATTGCTTTTAATGAATATGATTGATTATTGATAAAAAAAGAAATATCCCCAGACCCCAAGATCTGAATAATGGGTTCTGAAGGATATTTTTCTGTATTGATTAACTGATTAGGATTGCTTATCCAATATTGGCCAATACGATTTTTCTTAAAAGGTCGGATACTTACAGTAAATTCAAAAGGAATTAAAACCCCGCTTTTTCTTGTTCCTGTAAATTTTGGTGGACTCGTTACAATCGCCTGATAAATATAATGCTCATCAAAATAGACAATAAAATCAGAATAGTTTCCCATATCGAGCCAAAAGGAAATTTCATCTTCTAAAAAAGAAACTTCTTGTAAAGTATTTGCTTTCGCATAGCATGTAATGGTACGTTCTACATTTTTATAATATGCAAAATCAACGGCTATTGAATCATTACCCATTCGCTCCCTAAGCTCTACCACACGTCCTGCAGAAAGTCGTTCAGGTCTTTCTCTCATAAATACATTGAATTCAGAACTATGTTTTCCATTAAGAAAAAACTGTCCTCTTTTAAATTCCACCAAAAGCACCCCCCGTTGCATCACTATCTCTATTTTTAACAATTTGAATATACTTAACGAGGTCTTTAGCCATATCCATTAATTGTTTTTCATTTAATTTTCCCATAGCCTGTATATTGATATTGAAAGTATCACCGCCAATATTAGTCGTAGCATTACCTTTATTTTTAGCTAAGCTTTCTGTTTGAGCTCCTTGTTGGTTGATATATCTGCCAGTAGTAGAAAAATTTGGTAACTCTGTTGGTAAATCGGTCATTTTTTTCACTGATTTGTCAAGCGTTCCTTTTTCTTGGTCAATACCAGCTACAACACCTAATACAATATTTTTACCAATCATATCCCGCATCCATCTTGAAGGTGAATGAATGCCTAAAGCACCTTTGATTTTTTCTTTAATATTACCAGCAACTTCTTTAATTTTTTTATTCACAGCACCAATCATTGAACCAATACCGTTAACTAATCCTTGGATAATATTTTTACCAATTTCAAATAAATCGATATGGCGCATATCATTAAAGGTTTGCTTCACATTTTCAACTGTATCACTAACGCTTCTTTTAAGATTATTCCACGCATTTTTAGCGCCTTGTACCAAATTGTTGAAAATATTAACTGTTCCCTGTTTTAAGTTTTCCCAACCGTTAATGATGCCGTCTTTTATACCTGTCACAAGATCAACAATCCACTGTTTAAAATTATTCCAGGTATCTTTTGACCATTGAACAGTTGCGTTAAATGTATCAACTGTGCCTTGTTTTAAGTTATTCCAACCATCAATTACACCATTTTTAATGTTTTCTACTGTTTCAAAGAACCAAGTTTTCAAACTTTCCCATATTCTAATTGCTTCAAATTTAATATTTATCCACGTTTCGATGATAGAATATTTAATTTCAATCCAAACGTTGATCGCTCCATATTTAATGTCAATCCAGAGTAAGGTGAAAAATAACTTCACATCAATCCAAATCTTTTTAATTGTCAACATCAATCCATTGAAAATAGAAGTGACTGAATAGGAAATAGCTGTAACCGTATTATAAAAGATATTTTTAATCCCGAACCAAATTGTCTGAGCTGCTTCAGCAATATTATCCCAAACGGCAATCATATTTGCTTTTGCCTCTTCCCATCCACCTGTGATCATTGATGTAATGAAAAGAATTGGAGCTAACAGAACATTTTTTAGAATGGTGACAACATTTTCAGCAATCATTTTGATATTTTCAATGTTCGCTTTCATAGCGTTAACAACCATCTTGAACGCATTTTTTATTCCTGTTATATATGGACCCATGTATTTCCATACAAAATCAAAAGCTTTTGTGAAAACGTCTGATATTGATTTCCCGACACCTTTAAACCAATCTTTTGCATTATCAAAGCCGTTTTTAAAACTTTCTCCAACACTTTTAGCACTGTCAGCAGCACTTTGTTTAATATTTTCCCATGTATTTTTTGAGCCTTCTTTTGTTGAATTCCAAAGTCCACTGAAAAATTCCTTGGTACCGTTCCACTTATTTTTAACCCATTCGGCTGCATTCCCAGGTGCTTCTTTCATCCATGTTCCAGCATTCGAAAAAGCCTCTTTTGTGCCATCCCACATGTTGCTGAAAAATTCCATTGTGGAATCCCAAGCTTTCACAACTGTTTCTGCGGCACTAGAAATAAATTCTTGTATATTTTTCCAAATATTTTTAACAGCATCCCTAAACCCTTCGTTAGTCTTCCAAAGATAAATAAATCCTGTAACTAAACCTACAACTGCAGCTAAAATAGCGACAAATGGATTCGCCAACATAGTTGAATTAAGTATCGCTTGCGCAATTGATAATCCTTCTGTTGCTTTTTGCCAAGCCGTGAATGCTGCACTTACTTTTTTAGCAAGCATCAACGTTCCAATACTGCCAGCTAAACCTGCAAGCAATGGTGCATAAGGTTTTAACGTATCATAAAATGTTTTGACTGTTTTAATCATTGGCGGAATCATCTCGGCAAATTTAGATAAAGCTGCTTCCATTTTTGCCCCTTTGTCAGCAATGATTTCACTAATACTTCCAAAACCTGCACTTTTTAAGCCTTCGTCAATTTTAGTTACAACGTTGGCCACACCACGAACGATCGCAGTTTTCATGTTAGCTAAACCTGTTTTAATACCAGCGGTAGAATCTTTAGCAATCTGTTCTAATGATTTAAGACCGCCACCGCCTTCTTTATTTAATCTGATTAAAGCATCTTGAAATTCTTCAACTGAAATTGAGCCATCAGAAAGCCCTGCTTTCATCTGTCCAGCTGTTAATCCCATTTGTTTTGCTAAAGCGTTTAACGCTGGTCCTAAACCACTATTGATCATTGAATTCCAAGTTTCAGCATCTACTTTACCATTAGAAAATGACTGTGAAAGCTGAATAATAGCATTTTCTACCATCTCAGCAGAACCACCAAAACCGAGAATTCCATTATTTAAAGCTGCAAAAATTTGTTCTGACTTCCCTAAGTCGTTTGTAGACGAAGCGATTAATTGAACACCTTTAATAGCGCTATCTAACGGCGTAGGCAACCCTTGGATGCTCTTCTTTAAGCTATCCATTGTTTTTGATGTTTCGCCAGCTGAAAAGCCCATATTTTCAAATACGCGATTTGCGTTGTTTAACGTATCTACACGATTGATAGCTCCGTCAATATTACTGGTAATCAGCCCAATTCCTTTTGAAATGATTTTAGTAGCTCCGCTGGCTAAAAAGTTACCAACAAACGACGTCCATATGTTCCCAAGAGATCGGCCGCCTTTTTGTCCTGTTCTATCAACTTCAACATCAAAGCCTTGTAACTTTTTTACTGCTGAATTTAATCCTTGTGTAAAGCCAGATTCATCCAGTATCATTTTTAAGACTAAGTCTTCATTGTTCAAAAAGTACCCCCTCCCTCTTAGAACATAGTATTTTCATCAAGATATTTGATATTTTCAAATTCTTCTACAGCATCTTTAAATGCGTAAATTTTCAAAAGCTCGTTTAAATCTGTGTTTTCGATCTCGTTTAAAGTCCACCCATTCTCAAGAAGCGAACTTTTTAGTTCTGCTTCTCGATATTGTGGCGTGTACTTAAAATGAGGATGATATAAAAGTTCCGTTACTTTTTTTTCTGTTCAGAATAAATTGCATCATAACCAGAAGTAACAGAACCTAACAATTGACCTGTAATCTTCAATAATTCACGAGCGTCCATACCGTCAATATATTCTTGTCCAGTAAACTGTCCTTCAAAAATAACGTCAGCAATAAAGTCATAGCATTCTCTTAAAATAGGACGAATTGCTTCCATATCATTTGTTTTTGTTGCTTCTTCTAACCTGATTTGTAAATCAGTCCCTGTATCCATGACTGAACCTGGTAAAAATTCTGCCGACGTGAATTGTTTTGTAGTATATTTGCTACCATCTTTAATCATTAATTTAATTTTTTGTTGAAATTTACTTGCCATTTTAATTCCTCCATATAAAATAGGACGACAAGGTCGTCCTAAACTGTTATTTTTAATCTGCTGTTGTTACATGTAATGTGCATTCTGCGGTAAAGTTACCATCTTCTGTTGTGACTACGATTTTCGTTGTCCCTTCTCCTACAGCAGTAACCTTCCCTTGAATTGGTGTTACAGTTCCAATAGCCTCGCTTTCTGAACGGAACTGATATTTTTTATTTGAGGCGTTATCTGGTGTAATTGTCGGTGTTAAGGTTGCTGTTTGGCCAACTTTTAAATTTAACTCTGTTTGGTCTAAAGTTACACCAGTAACAGCAGTAGTATTTTCTTTACGTGGATCCATTACCTCAGTAAACCATTTTTTAATCATCTCTAAGTCAACACCTTCATCGTCTTCATCCACGGAATACATATAACCCAACCCTGGAACATCAACGAAAGACCCCGTCCATTCTGGATGGGTATAAGATACTGAACTTCCTTCTAATGTAGATGTTTCATCAGATGTTAAAGCAAATTTTCCTTTATAGAAAATTGTATAGCGATATTTACCGTTCGATTTTCGGCGACGATAAGCAAATGCGCCATCTGATGCAATATCATCTGCAGACCGCAATACGCCACCCTTTAATTTTTTCCCCCCTGTAATTTCAGCTAAAACTTCATTTTGGTAGCCGTTTGTTTCTAAAGTAACTTCTGCACCACCAAATGCAACATACTGATCTTGAACTACACTATCGCCATAGTCAGGCGTTGTTTCTGTTGTAACATCTGGTTTGATACTTACAGCAGTACCGATTGTAATTGGCGCTCCGTAAACTGGAAAAGCGCCCGTTTCGTCTGTTAGTGGGAACCACGTTGGCTTCTCTACAGAAATGACACTTACATTTTTCTTTTTTGCCATCTATTTTTCACTCCATTCAATTAATTGTGGGAACGCAACATTAAAATTGATATGTTGAATTCCGTCTGTTTTAAACGTTTGATAATCTTCTGGAAACAATTCGTTTCCGTCCAAATTCAACACATTAAAAAAAGCCCCACAGCTTTCTGTTAGGCTTGTTACTAATTGTTTATCTTTCTTACTATCAACCAGTGCAATATCAACATTGTATGCTTTATTTTGAACGTTTTGACCTACATTATCAGTCAGACTCTCTTCAAGACTTAGCACAAAATAAAACGGTTCTGACGATTGCATTACATCATCAAGATAGATAGGCGCATTCGAGAACTGTTTTATTGTGTCAGTAAGCATTTTTAAAATTTTATCGTACATATCTATCCTTTCTTAACAATGATAATCGCCATTTGTTTAAATCGTTTCGGAATATATGTTGCATTAGCTAATTTATTAGATTTTTGCAACATAAATCTGCCTTTAACAAATCCGCCATTTTTTGTTCGGTGGCCATCGTTTACATATCTAAAGTATTTTTCATTATTAATCAATGCTCCCACGATACGACCACTAGACAACTTTCTAGCTTTAATGATTCGATAGCCTCGTCTTAAATCACCCGATTTAATTGGTGTCATAGGTACAATTAACTGATAAATTTTAGCTAACGAATCATTCACCATTGCAGCACCTTCTTTTTCAGCAATGGGTGTCATTTTCTTTAAATTTGCAATAACTTTATCAGCATTTGATTTCATTCTAAGATCGCTTTTACTCATCAATTGAACTTCCTGATAGCACTACTTCTATATGGCTTGGATAATAAAAAGGTTTTTTTGAAAATAACACATGTTTTTGACCTGTACCTTGAGTAATAGTTATTCTATCTCCTTTTTTAACTTTTATATTAGGTTCTAAAAAAAGTTTTTGTTCTTCATAAGAGATATTAAACGCTTCTTTGTTTTCTATTAAAGGTAAGTTCCCCATACTTCCTTGAGAGAAAGCACAGGGTAACTTGCCAACATGAATTGGAAAATAAACTTGTTCAGTAATTCCGCTTTCCACATTTTCAATATCACTCATTCGCTCAATAACACAGGTATCAAAATAAGTAGCTGCTAAAACTTCTGCTTCATTCAATAGAAAAACACCCCGCTATCACAGCCTAAAATACGTTTAATGGCACTGCTATAGTTCTTCATAAGTGATTGTATGTCTTTTGATTCAACTACATAACTAATTGATGTATCACCACGTTTTACACTAGCTACAGACTTATCTATTTCGTTTTTTAAAGCTTTATAGATAACCTCAATTATAAGTGGTTCAAACTCGTCCCAAGCAATATCAATTTTACAAGTATTGTAAGAATTGATTTCAAAGATAACAAGGTTTAAAACAGACAAAATCCTATCTTCAGAAGCGTTAGGTAGCATCAATTGAATTTTCTCAACGATTTCTTCTTTTTTTTCATCAACCATAAAGCATCATTACCTAAACTTTAAAAGTATCTGCAGCACGTTCTAATATTTCAATAGCTTCTTTATCGTCTTCTGAAACTATAAATTCATTATTTTCGTTTGCTGTGATAAATTTTTTTGTTTTAGGATGCATAAAGCCCACAAAGTTTTTCTTGTCAAGCACACGATAAGTTACTTCTTTTTTTGCTGTTGCCATTTTTAATTTCCTCCTTCGTTATTATATTTTAGGCTTTCAAATTCAAGATTGCTCCAGAATTAGAAGCTTTGTATTCAATTGAATACTCACCAACTAATCCAATCCGTCTTGAATCTGTTGTTTTTGCTAATTCTTCCGCACGCCATTCACGTAATGGACGTAATTTTACATAATTAGTATCAATAGCTGCGATTGTTCCATTAGGTAAATTAGGTTCAATTAACGCAATTCCTGAACCGTAATTTGAGGCAATATTTCCAATTTGCAATCCAAATGTAAGTTTATCGCCAAATTGCACAATTTTTGTTGATTTTTCATCCAACTGATCAGTCATTAAGTCTTGCATATCAGGTGCTACTAAACATAATTTTTCGCCCATATACCCTTTTTGGAACATTGTTTTAAATAATGTGTCAATATCTTTTCTTGTTACTGCCCCCGCAGCTGCTGTTTCGACTTTATTCGTTGAACTAATTAAATTTAAAATTCCGTTCATCTGACGACCTTTAGAACCAGATTCATCAGCTTTTACACCAACAATCAATTTACGATTTAAGTCAATTTTCATTTCTGTAGCACGAAGAGCTACTTGGCTATTCAATTCATTTCCTACACCATCTACATTAATAGCATCTAATGTGCCAGATACAGAAGTTGATTTTCTGAAAATTTCAGTATAGTTGTTAAACCATGTACGATCAGATTCCGCATCTGCATATTCTCCGCCTTCTAATTGAGCAGATGAATCATCATTATTCATGCCGTATTCTCGCCATTTAATCTCAGTTGACTTGGCAGCTTCAACTTTGCCTGCGCCTAACAAATAGCTTAAAAATGGTGTATTTGGAACTTGTAATGCATTAACTTCCTGTGAAATATCTAAATACTCAAGATTATTTAATGAACTTTTTTTCATTTGTAGTTTCCTCCTAATCGATAAATGCTTGTAATTTTTGTCCTAATGCTACCTCCGGATTTTCAAACGATTTTGTTTGATTACCAGTTCCCATGTTGGTTTGTTGCGATTTATTACCAAAAGCTTTAGTCATTTCTACATTTTTAATAGCTTCTGCATGCTTATCATTTATTGCTTCCAAAAGTTCTGTAAAACCTTCTACAGCCTTCTTAGTAAATTCAGTATCTGAACTAACAAGATTATTTAACATAAATTGAGAAATAGAATCTTTCAAATCTCCATCCCAATCTAAGCCAGCAATTTTTTCTGCAACAAAAGCTTTATTATCACTAGTCACACGTAATGCCTTTTCAGCTTCAAATTCAGCCTGTAATTTTTCTAATTTAATTTGTTCAGGAGTTTTGTTTTTCTTAGATTCTTCATACTCCTTGATTGTTGTTTCCTTGATTTTATCAAGATTATTTTGTTTCCAAGCTTCTAATTGTTTATCTGCAGCTGATTGTGACTGTGATTGTACAAATTTTTGTGCTTCTTCATTTGATTCTACAAATGCCTTAAAATCATCGAAAGTGAAGTTTGTACCACCGTCTTCTTCAGCAAACATTTGTAAATCCATTGGTAATAGGTTTGGTTTCATTTTGTTTCTCCTTTCGCCCCACGATTCGACTAATCGCCCCGCATTGCTTTAGATTTATTTATTGCGCCCCACCATTCAATTAAGCCCAGCATTGCGCTAGTTTAACGTCATTTCGGACAAAATAAAAAGCCTAACTTTCGTCAGACTTTAATTGCTTTTCTTCTCTTAGTAAATGCTCTTCATAATCTGCATCTAAGTAATCATAGGGATCCATCTAATCACTTCCAATTCTTATGGACCAGTTCAGCACCTAACATTTGATAATCAGTGACAGCATCTTTTACGTTTTGCAGAGTCCTAGACACAATCGAAATAGTTAATTTACTTTTTTTACCTGGTAACGAATACAAAATATCAACGTGACAATAATTACCACCCCAAACTGATTTAAGCTCATCTTTGACGATATTACCGTTGCCGTCTCTCAAAGTGTGTTTGGTTAAGTATCGTTCGTTTTCTTGTTCAAAAGCTTTTTTATAGGCCTTTTCTGTACCGTTGAAAACGTATAGATTCAACACTGCTTCGAATAATCCTTTCATAACCTCACCTCCAATTTAGGGTATAAAAATAGCACTCAAAGTTATCCTTTAAGTGCTTAGTAAAGTCTGCTATGGTAATCTGACGGGACGTGGACCAATTCATTTTCTTTAATATGCTTATCAATGAGTATCGCTAATTTTTTAGCACCTGGAATAGAAAAATCGAAGTCATCACTCTTTGTTACATCGATATATTCATATATTGGAAACTCATCATGAAAATGTTGTTCATACTTTTTAATTGCAGCATCAATAATAGACCATGCACCATCTTCGCAACTGAACATTTATTTCACCGCCTTTAAGATGTCATCTAACATATTTTCCCATATTTTCGATGCTGTTGGAAATACTTCGTACATCATTTTTTTAGCTTCTTTGTTAACAACGGTTTCAGTCATATGAGCAAAAAATTCTGTTTCTTGCATTCCATATGCTTTCCAGTATTTAGTTCCGTGCCCAAATCCTAACGGGTGATCTATAAAACCACCTGTGGATTCCATCATATCTGACAATGCAGAGTATGCTTTCGGAGATATTTCAGATAGTTTCTTATATTTTCTAACTATAGCACTTTGATCAAAAACAGAAAGTTTTTTTAGATTTTTGACTTGTTGATAATTATCTCCATTTGCTTCTTTTAAATCATTATTGAAAACGTTTAATAAATCTTTTTTTATTGCATTTTTTAATTTATATTCTGGCATTACAGATATGCGATCAAAATCACTGTCTAACATTTCCACACCGATATTATCTATAGCATGACCCAGTTCATGAAATACTACTTGCATTTGAGTTTTATTTTTAGTGCCGTCAAACGCTTCTTTTGATAATTGTATATCATTACCATTAACAAAGCTTTTTGATTCTGAAATGTCTTTAAAATTGAAGCGATTCCCTAAACAATTTAGCAGTTCTTTAATTTGAGTATTATCTATAGAATCTAAACTTTCTATAAACTTCAAATAGTTCTCTTCACCAATTGATTTTGCCATATTTGTTTTATCAAAGATACTAGTTTTTATAGACACTTTCGGATGATTCAACTTAACACCCCACTGATCACTTGCGAATTCGTCTAACAGATTACCGAACATTTCTTCATACAAAGCGTCAATATCATCGCTTATTTCTGGAATTCTTGGTATTTCTGTGCATCTGCACAACGTGTGGTAGGGAGGATGTTCATTCTTAATTAATTGGCCATGAAATCCGCCACAAATGGAACAAACTCGTTCATCTTCTGCAGACCAACTTTCTGATTCTTTAACGTTAGCCCCTCTAAATGATTCTCTAATGCCCTCTACAGCAAAATGGGAATATTCCGTTCTAACAAGATTTTCAATCGATCGATTAAACTTTCCCTGCTCTAACTTAAACATGCCGCTAATAACACCATCGTTTTTCATCGTTCTAAGAGCTTCTAAAACACCTTCGCCACTTGCTAAAGAATTAATAATAGAATTACTTAGACGTTGCTCTAAACTTGAAATATTGCCCCACAAGCGAGATGAAAAAGTTTTGCCGCTCCATGGATAATTCAGAATGTTTTCCAGCTCTTTTTTTGATAAACCAGAAGCAGAGCCGCCTAATAATTGCATCAACGCATTAGAATTAGAATTGTAGATTCGTTTTGTAATGTTTTCTAAGTCGTTATTAAATTTACCGTTGACATCACTGGATATCGCTTCACTTGCAAGAGTAGAAAAAATGTCTGATCGTAATTGCAATAGGCGATTGACCTTGGCATAGTCGTAAGATGGAAAATACTCATCAATGAATTGCTTATAAGCTTCATCTGATTCCATCAACTTTTCATAGTTTTTTTCGATATACTTGCGATACTTTTCTTGGTCTCGTTTGCTAAAGTCTTCTAGCATTTCACTTTGTGTGATGTCATGTAAATCCGCTTGTGACAATAGCTGTCGTTGAATTTTAACTAAAGCACGTTCAAAAACAGATTCTAGCTCACTAAGAGTTTTCTTCTCTAGTTTCAAACGTGCTTTGTCTTCTAATTCTCGGCGTTTTTCCCAATAACGTTCACTAGCCGTTATTTTCTTCTTCGTCATTATCCGCACCGCCTAGCTTGCCGTATTCCCCGCTTGGATAGTTTTGCCCTTGTTCTAAATTCATCATGTCCGCCTCGTAATCTGGATCTTTAACGAATGGAATTTGATTAATGATAGTACGTTTTGATACATAAGGTGCTAATTTAGGCAACGCCTCAGCAAGATATCCAATATCGGTTGGTAAACTACGACTAAATGTAAACACAATTTTAGAAACATCTACTTCTAATTTATCGTTAAATTTTATAAAAGCTGCCATCGTCTCTGCAACTTCTTTTAATCCTTCTTTGAAGTACTGTTCTTTCGTGTTTGTTTTGGCTTCTAGTGCTATTATTTGCCACTTGCGAGCTTCACCAGAGCTATTGGATTTAAATACTTCATCGTTGAAGTCGATTGACTTAGTGACTGTGTAATAAAGCTTTTTCAGCTGATTAAGATGATACTCGTTGAAATCTTTGTTAATATCTTTCGTTACATAGCCAACCTTAGCTTGTGGATCTGGCAAGTTAATAATACCTAATTGCTCCATCATCCTCTGTGCTTCTTCTTCACCTAAACGGGACCCGCTAATCATCATATACGCTAATTTAAATTGCTCTACCTCGTTTTGTTGGTCTGACAGGCTTCTATCAAATGCATCAGAAAGTTCCTCCGCTACTTCAAAATCACAATAACGATTCGTGTTGTTTTTAAATTCTGATAGGTAGAATGTTTCTAGTGGATTGTCAGTTTCTGATGTCAATTTAAATGTTTCAGCCGCATTCATTAAATTAGTTTCCACGTATCTGTTATACGTTAAGATTTTTTTCTTAGTAACAACTTTCATTTCTTCGAAAAATTTCTTTTGGTGTGTGTCATATTTCTCTCGAATGAAAATATCTGCATTCTCATATTTTTCGGCTCTCCATGGCTCAACATTACATGCCCACAATTGCCACTCTCCCGCAGTTTCAACGGGTTCTAACAAACGAAAAGCAACCCCACAAGCGCCTTGATATCGTGCCGTGTCTGAATCCAACATTGCGAATCGCATTTCTTTAACTAATTCTGCTAGTCTATCGAATTCTTTAGGTGTTTTTATCTTTGCGCTGACGTTACCTAAAAATAAATCCTTTGTTTTTTGAATTAAGGACTTCCGTTGTTCAGTAATATCATAATCCCATTTAACTGGGATACCTGTGAAATGATCAGCTGCTTGATCAACAATGGTGTTGTATAAGCCAGCGTGAAGTTTATTATTCACTTTTATAATTTTTGTGTTTGGTTTAGGTCTGCTATCAATCTCATTTTCTTCACTTGTATAAGCTTTGTATTTACGCTCTCTGTCATCAAAAAATGGCTTCATCTCTGTTATAAAGTCATTTGGATCAAACAGCTCTTCGTTTATTTGCGTAGAATATTTCGTTCGTAGTCTTTTATATCGACTCAATGTTAAACTGCTTTGAAACAATCATTCCACCTCCTAAAATTTAATGAAACTCACATTATTTTTCTCCATATCTTCGCTAAAAGCGTATCTTGTTGCATCGATTGTGTGGTTATCTTTATCTTCAAGCCTTGGCTTAGGATTGCCATCTTTATCCGTCTGATAATCAATGTTTTCAAACTCTTTGGCTATATTGGGAGTTCTTAGTGGGTCGATACAAATAAAATCCAAATCATCCAACCATTCCTCGCCATACTGCACAGAGTCGGGGCCTTTTTTAACCCCAAATACGTGGCTCATTCCGTGTTCATTGTTCAATTCTGCTATGGATTTAGGTTCTGCTGAATCCGACGCAATACGATCAGACTGATAACCTTTTGCTTTCGCCTTTTGGGCAAACTCACGATTACTGATTTTCACTCCATAGATTTCATCAACAGCATAGATGCCATTCTTTTTCTTATCGTAGTGCCATCGTACGAATGCTAATGGATCAGTAGCATAACCGAAGTCAAGACCGTTTCTGATATTATCAAAGCTAGCAACCATTTCATCAGTTATACAACCTTTTATTACTCGTAAATTATCAAACGGAACAACTCCTGAACCAATAGCTTGGCCGTCATACTCCCACTCAGCACGTTTCGGATTCTTAGCTCTCGTGGCATTAACTTCTTCAATAAATGCTTGAGCTATGAATGGATTATCCTTATATGTTGAATGATGAACGAAAGTATTCTTAGGTTGGAAGCTAGATTCATATTTCTTATTAACCCATGATTGTCGTCGCTTAGGAGGATTGTACGAATAAAAAAATTTATAAAAAAGACCATCTGCTAATTCACCACGTAGTAATGAGTTAGTTATGGTTTTTACATCATCTTCTGTTTTAAACTCGGCTAATTCCTCAATCCAAGCTACAGCAAATGGAAATCTTGAATCCTTTAATGATTTAATCCTTTCTGGATTCTGTGCGCCTCGAAAAACAATATAATTACCCCTAGGTTTATAGGTGATTTTCATAGGACTTTTATTTACTTTAAAATACTTAGACACACCTTGCTCCTCAATGGCCCACTTAATCTGTTCAAAAATAGATAACTCAATCGTATTATCAACATATCTAATGGCCACAGCATTTACAGGATATCTCATAATCAATTGAACGATTATGTGTGCTATGCCAGATGATTTACCTGACCCACGGCCACCTTTTTCAACAACATGTAATATATTTGAGTTTAATGCTACCCTCCAAGTAGTATGAAATGCTTTAGGAAGAAATTCAGATAATTTTTTACTCATATTCATCACCTGATATATCATCGATGAAAACCGGCATATCCATGTCTCCATTTGTAACATCTAAACTAGCTTTAACTTTTTCAGTTTGAACCTTCAATAGTTGTAATTTGGCATCATTTGCTAGCAAGGCATTCTGTTGCTTAATAGCCTTTGTTAACTGATTGCTAATTCTTGTCAACGCATCTTCAATAGCCAGAATGTCATCTAGTTTTCTAAATGTCTTACGAGTTATTTGCACATCTTTTAAAACTTCTCTCTTGACAGTGACAACTTTTCCGCCAATCGAAGATGGTTCTTTGACTTTTCGCAACTGTTGCAGTCGTTCAACTTCTTCATCGTTTAAGCCTTTCTCAGCCTCTTTAATACGTTTCATCATTCTAAACTGGCGAATTTTAAGCAGGCGAATTTCATCATTCAAAATAAAAAAAGGATCATCATTCAGATTAGAATAGATGTCCTTTTCTTCGTCAGATAACATATCGGCAAATATTGTTTCGTATTCGCCAGTTTTAATAGCGTTCTTATTACCTTTAGGAGGAGAACCTCCTTTGTTCCCCTTAGCATTTTTATTACCTGGCGGCGCTCCACTTTTATTGGTAACGTTACTATTCGATTTAGTAACGTTACCTTTTAATTCTTCCGCCCATTTATCAACAGATTTCCATTTCCTGATTTGAGAATCAGAAACATTTAGTTCACTAGCTAATTCTTTAAGAACCTTTTTCCCACCTGAATCTAGCCATATTTTTTTAGCTTCATCACGACGAGGGTCTCTTTTTCTAGCCATCCATTAACACCACCTCACTTTTCGCTTCAATAGTTGAGTTTGTTTTCGTAAATCAAATATACTTCTCTACATTCTCTTGTACATGTTTGTCACTCCAACACCCATGACCGCAATATACCAACTTGCAATAGTCAATTTCTTGTGGTGTAGCTTCTCGTGTCATCTCAATGATGGAATATTCTTTCTTAATCTGCACCGACATTACTACCCGTTTATGTTGGTTTTTCATGGGTTTCGGATAATGGTGGTTCAGGGATATGTACCAATAATTATCCATCCTTCATTCCCTCCAAACAAAAAAAGAAGCCATCAAGGCAATCTCTTTTATTCTTCATTCTTATTTGTTATAATTTTATTAGGTAGCAACTCCTTTTATTTTTAAATCAACACCTTATGTAATTCATGATTCCATGAAAAGACACACAATTAGCTACCTAACCGCTAGTATGTCACCACTAGCGGTTTTTATATGCATCAGACAAGACAATTAATGAATGATTTGCTATAATTTATTTACGGGTAGCGACATACCTTAGAAAATTTCTTGCACATGAAATTCCTCATATCGTACTAGCTACCTAACCACCCATGATTAATTTCACTGGTGGTTTTTTTGTTGTTCAGTAAACATAGTTACTAACTCATCATCTGAAGCTCGATTGCAATTAATGTAAAAAAAACAAACACATAAATGTTTTACAATTTTTTTTAATATTTGTTAGAATTTTTACAGGCAGGAATTCCTTCTTGATGAATTTAGATTTTGCGATTTAAAATTCTATCAACAAGTCTTACTATAACTGCCTATCCGCTAATTTTCCGATATTAGCGGTTTTTTACATACTAAAAGAGACATTCTTAATTAATTTTATGTACTAAATATGTCATTTCTTACATAAATTGGATAATGTCTATCACTATTAATTTGCTATAATGCTTTTGGGTAGCAACTCCTTAAATGCTGAAACAGTTATTTACACCTAGAAAACCCATCTTTTTGTAATATAGTCTGCTACCTATCCACTAGATTCCATAGTCTAGTGGTTTTTTTACGTATAAAAAAAGACTGCACGGTGAAAGTGCAGCCTTAGATAGGAGGGAAAATCTTAACCGTCATCTGATCGTAAAGGTAGTTATATTTGAATTATTGACGATTTTTTTATTTAAGTAGCTATGCTACCTATTGGCGTGACAGGATTCGAACCCGCATCTTATCTCACACGAAGTAAGTTGCATTACCACAATGCTACACGCCAAACCAGAAGGAGCTACCTCCTAGCAATTGCTAACAAATCAAATTAACCTTTACACACTCTCGTCAGAATGTTTTCCCATCAGGACGTAGCTTTCGCAGACTTTCACGGCTAAAATGATTATGTCACTGGCAAGGATTTGCGCCTTGTATGGTCTATATTCCACCACAGTGACCAATCAATCAAACACCAGCAAAAACAATTGATTAAGTTTATCCTAAACGTACCTAGCTGCTACTCTATGAGTTTAGGAATTGCTCTCGTGCGTAAGCAGCTGCCGCAGAGATCTGGTTAATGTTCTTATCGTCATATGCTGGGATAGAGCAATATACCTAACCTCGACTAGTATGAATCAGGTAGTTACTACTGCATCCCTAGCAACTATTTGCGTCCCTTGTAAACCTGTAGAAAAAAGAGGAGGTTATTCACCTCACTTCATTTTATTGAGAACGTAAGTCTGCAAGTGACCATCGAAAGTCAAATCAAACGGTGACTAAACCAGAAAGCGTTGTGTAATGTGTCCATTTCTTTGACTTTCGATATTACTATATTAGCACTCAAATTCGTATAAAAACCGCCAACTTTCCGCCAAAAAACCGCCAAAATTTTATTTATAGGCAATTATTTTTCCATTTCGATAAGCTTCAGCAAATTCAATCAAAGCTTCTGATTTCATGCGTTGAATACTTCTTTCGGAATAGCCAACTTCTCTAGCAATCTTGTAATTAGAGTAATGGTCCTGCACGCAGAAACTATAATGCAAAATTTGTCTGCTAGTTAGGCTTAATGCCATAAGCCCAGATAATATTGCATCTCTTTCTGCTTCTGCATCTGCTAATTGCACTAGCGCATCTTCTGCTTTGTTCCCATGACTTTGGCTTTTAGGCATATCTGTAATAATTGGTGATTTTAAATCTATCAAAGAGCGCCCAGCTATTCGCTCTAAACGTCTAAAATTCTTCAACACATTTCTGGCATTCGCTTTTGTTTGTCGAAAATCTACTTCTTTTAGCAATTGAATCAAGTGGAATCGCTCCTTTTGTGGTATAATAACTATGTCGAAAATATTACTCACAGCCGGAGCAATCTGGCTTTTTTTATTTTCTACTAAATAAACTTTTTACAATACGTACTATGAGATAGTATTTTCAAATACATTTACTCATGATATAATCATATTAACTTTCTTGGGGATTTTATTTCTGAAATAAATTTCTCCTTTTCTATGATAACTGGCGGAAAACAGTTATCGATAGTTCCTGTCTCCACCAGAGACACAATGTCAACCTTATTTGTTGACACTATTAGCACTTTATTTGGGAAAAGTGCTAACTACCACATTAGTCAGCCATTGGTCGGCTGGCTTTTTGTTTGCAAAAAATCAGCTAGTTATTGTAAAAAAGTTGCAATAAGTTAAAACTCCAATGTAATTGGCCTCCCGTATTTTAAAATTTTCCATTCGCCATTATAGTGTTTGTTATAAAAATCTGCATTACGTTTAGCATCTGATAATGTGTAAAAGGTTCTTCTCAGATACTCAACATAAACGCCATCGACTTGCCTTCCTAAGATATAAACTTCTGGATAACTCATACACTGGAACCTCCTAAATATAGCCCTAATCCAAAAATAAAAGAGCATGAAAGGAAATAAACGAGGTCACTGCTTGTTATGGAATTTCCATACACGAAATGGCTCACGGTTGCTTTTGCTACAAGAATCATTATTGCGATGCCGCTAAATTTATTTATTGCTCTTTTCCAGTTGCGTTTCATCTATTGATCCTCCTCACTTAATTCCTAGCACTACATAGCCATCTTGTTGGGCATAATCTGTAATGTACGTTATTTCTGCGACATGGACATCGCCTGTATATTGTCCGTCTTGATATTCGTTTAAGCGTAAGATATCACCTTTTTGATAGTTACGGTCATTTTTACGGATTTCAAAACGTTTATTACCTGAAACAACCGCTTCAAAGTATTCTGGTAAAATTTTAAGCTCGTGAATGGTTGGCTCTTTCTCGACTTCGTAGCCATACCTCATAGCGTCGCACAACGTAAACTGTATATCTGCACTATTACTCAACCAATCATAAAATTCTCCGCTGTAATCCCATTTTTCAGCAACAAACCCATCTGAATCAGTTGCGTACTCAACGCTTAAAAAGAGATCAATTATATCAGTGGAATACTTATGTTTATCAAGCCATTCCGCAACAAACTTCGGAACAACAACTTTTATCGGTTCATCTAGTTGTTTTGCTAAATTAATTGCTCTTTCGTTGGCATAGTCAGCACCTTTCAAATAATCAAGGCTGTCTGTAGAAACTTCTATGCATTCTAATTCTTCAATCAATTCTTGTTTATTCATCGCTGTTCCTCCTAAAATTTCAGACTGTCGCCTATCATTTTATTTAATTCATAAAGGACCTCGTGTGGTAACACCGCTTGTACATTGACGCCAGTTTCATCACAATTAATGTCTAATGTGTAATCAACACCCGTCTCCTCATTTTTACGATAGGCTTCTTTTTCAAGATAAACTTTGTATAAATGCCTACTATTGACAACAATATTTTTTTGTTGCACATTATTGCTGACGTTCTCGTCATATGTTATTTCGTAGCTCATTCCGCTTCCTCCTGTTCCAAAGCCCACTGACTAAACGCCTGTAATACTTGAGCTAATTCAACCTCATTTAAATCAGCATATGCATAAGCTATTTGCTTATACTTCATTTTTCCACCAGTAGTTGATAAAAATCCCATAATTTCGATAACTGTACGTAATCCGTTTAATTTGCATGATTCTTTCAACCAATCCAGCACAGTCTGCTGATTTTCGTTGAGTTCTGTAATACATATTATCGTTTTTAGCTCTCTTAACTCGTCCTCTGCTTCATAAGCCAATTTATCTGATTCCCAATAATTATGCCAAATACTTAATACTTCGTTTTTATCTACTAGTTCTTGTTTACTCATTCTGTTCCCTCCAATAGCAATTCCAACGTTCTTTTATTGACATCTGTTTGTTTTTTTCGCTAGTAATATACCCAAACAACACAACAGCACGTCTTATGGCGATTCTTAATGCTTTAAAAAATTTTGGAATCATCTTCTTCACTCACTTTCTAAAATAGTGACAGCTGTTCTGGTTCAGTAAATGAACTGCTTGTTTTATTTTCCAGAAGTTCCATTACTTCTTTTAGTATTTCTAATGTATTTTGCGCTTCTTTTTCTTTTGCTCTATTCAAAGCGTAAAACGGTGTAAACCATACATCTGTTGCAGGTTCATTACTCAGTGCATTTTTTCTTTCAAATATCGCATCTATTCCTAACAAGGAACACTGTACATAAGCCATTGAAAGTACATTTCCGTCGATGTCACCACACAACGCTCTCAAACTTCTTTGATAGTTATAGCCTTTTTCTCGCATAATATTTGCTAAAGCAATTAGAGTAACACCGCCACCAATGCAAGGATCATAAAAAACAACTGGCTGTCCATTTTTCAATTGTTCATCCTTTTCATTAAAATTCATTTCTGCCATTAAACGAGCTACATTGTATGGTGTGAAGAATTGCCCTGCATCTTTATTAGCAATTTCCAAAGCCATATACAATTCGCCTAGTATATCAGTTGAGGTCTCTTCTAAAGCTTCAACTAGCAAAGCGAATAATTCATGGAACTTTTCTTGTTCTTCTTCTGTGTATTTCTCTTGAATAGACTTATACAATTTTTCTCTTTCTTCAAAATGTACTTTGTCAAAAACATTAGAAATACTGCATGCTGACATTTTGGTAAAATCGAAAAACACATCGTACATACTTCTTTTTCCGCAAAGGTCTTTCATGGCTTTAACCATTTTCTTTTGGTAACTATTCATCATTTCAAAGGAGTAAAGAATTCTTTGTGGTCGACCAAACCTCCACTCCTTTCGCTTATTTCTTCTTTATTTCAGCTAACTTTTTCGCAACACTTTGCCCACTTTTGTTGCATAGCGGACAAGAAGTTGCTTTTGAATGGCCGAATCTATCTTTTTCCCAGACAATCATCTGTCCCTTGCATTTTGGACATGTCATCGCTTTTACCTCGCTTACTGTATGTGCCATTTGCAATAGCAGCGTTCTTTCGTTTCCGATTTTGCTTTTTGATCCGTTTTCCTTTTTTACCCACTACTTTTGTTCCTCCAAACTCATAATTTCAATTTCTGTTCGTGGTCGCATGCTGTACAACTTTTGGCAAACCATCACAGCAATTTGACCATCGTTTTTATATAAAATACCTTCGGCAGCATCAGTGACTGCTTTGAAATAATTATCCAAGTCAGGTTTCTTATCGCAATATTTTCGCTCTAATTCCACTTCTAAGCGTTTCTGTTTATTACTTAAGGCAGATTTAGGCGGATGGATGTAAAACGTCACATGTGCGGAAATTGGCCCTTTTTCAATCAACTTTGCTCTTGATTTACGAAAATAATTCTTTACTTGATTTTTGTATTCTTTCATCGCTCGATCTTCGTAAGTTTTAACATAATTTCCACGCCTTGCAAATCTCGGGCGACTTTGTGGCTTGGGCTCAATCGGTAGAATAATTCGCATCTCTTCCACCTCGAACCTTACAAATCGGCTTCTTTGACGAATACTCCGTTTACCATTTTTCCTTGGCGGTTTTTAATTTCGCTATATGCTTGATTTAAGCATTCGTATAAATCCATGTTATTTTGCATAGCGAGAATAATTAACGTCACAACCATATCCCCGATACCATCTCTTAAGTCGTTTTCGTTGTTTCTTGCCAATGCAGCGCCAACTTCTCCGACTTCCTCAATCACTTTTAGCATTTGCTTTTCAGGTTCCGCTTTATCTAAACGCTTTTCTTTCGCCCATTCTTCCACTAATTTAACTAATTCATTCATCTAAAATTCCTCCCCGAAATCTAATTCACGTTTTAGCTTGCTGTGAATCGATTCTAGCTCTTTTTTGTATTCTTTGACTGTTTGTATTGTTTTACCACTAGAAAGCACATAATCGCGTTCTATTGCGACGAGAGCCTTACTTAAATTGCCATAATAACCAATCAAAGCGAGTGATTCTTTTTGTGTACCGTCTTTATCAGTCAAAATGGTTAACTCTCCGTGTTCGTTTCGTCTCGCTTTATTTACGATTACTTGCTTATCATCACTAGTAATTCGATAATCAAGTACTCTCATTTCAATCATGATTTACTCTCCTCCCAACAATTCTTGCATTTGTCTTTCAAATTCAGCTTGCTCTTCTGGTGATAGCTTTTCTTCTTCACCGTTCGCTTGATTCATCCATTCAGGCACCTTTTCTTGCCGAACAGGTTTATTTTGATATTGCTTATTTTGTGTTTTTTTATCTGCTCGTTCTCTCTCGTTATTTAGATAATCAGCATATGTTTTTACACCATTTGCTCGCCAATTTTTCAAAATACCAGCAAAATAGCTATATCTTCGTTCATTATTTCTAGCACAGATATTAACAGCCTCTTTCAATAACTCGAGGTCTCCGTCAAAATCAGCAAGATCATATTGTAAATCAGTGATATTAACAGGAGTAGCAGGACTTACATTCTGTGAATAATAGCGGATTAACTCCGTTAGTTTTTCTTCACCTAACGGCTCTTCAAAGAATGCTTTCTCAACCGACGTTTCAGGTGACAACGGATTGATGCAACTTTCTGTTTCTTTTTTGTTTACTTTACTTTTATTTACTTTACTTTCCTTTACTTTACTTTGTGTATTAATGTCAGCATTAACTGTTTCATTTTGAGAGTTACTGTTGACATTAACTATATATTTAGTTGGTTTTGGTGTTTTCCGTCTTTTTGTCGCTTCGAAAAATGTCGCTTGGATATTCTCACTCGTAAGCACCTTGACCGAGTCAAACAGTTCTTTATCAAAAAATCCCCATAAGACTAAGCGGTTCACTATTTGATTGAGCATTTCCTTACTTACTCCAGGCAGGCGTTTTAAAAGAGTTGCTTGCGATAAATCATCCCACAAAATGAAATATCCTTTTTTGTATATCGCACAAAGCAGTTTGATTACCGCAAGTTCTCCTTTAATACCAAATTCCCCAGCAATAGCTTCTATTTTTTCGTCTTCAAAAATTCCAACATCAAGAGGAAAATAATCCAAACCTTCTTTTGCAGGTCTTGCCATTACATCTCCTTCTTTACTCTAATGGTGGATTTTTAGTATCAAATAAATCTGTTTGATTCAATGAATCTGAATCAGCTTCATTAATTACTTCTGCTGTTTTCATCGTAGTATTTTCTTCTACTTCCGTTTCGGAAATAATATTTCCATCTTCTTGCATTTGTTGAACTTTTTCATCTGAAGTTGTCGCTTCTTGCATTTCGATGGACAAAATCCCCCATTTTGATAACATATTTCTTAATACTGTTTTACGAGCCATCGCATTATAATCTGTAGCCCAGACACCGCTCAATTTTGTTTTTTCTTTGTCTTTGCTATTTGCAATTCGATGAGCTTCAATTTCTTGTTTGGTCCAATAAACAGTTTTCTTGAATCCATTTAATAGTTCAAAATATCCAACATATCCGATTACATCGTCTGATTGTCTACCATTTGGATCAAATTCAAATTCTTCCGTTAACCTGTTCCAACTCAGTAACTCTCCTTCGTAGACTTCAATAACATTTAATGCTTTATATTTACCTGACCGTTGAGCCAATTGAATATACCCTTTATATCCTAAAATAAATTGGGCTTTCCTCTCCCATTTGCCAGTCTGCTTATTTTTAGTATTAAATGGTACGAGATAGGCATAACCTAGATTTTTATCTAATCCTAAATTTAATGTAGCAGCTGTTAAAGCCCCGCTTAAAATAGACATTGGCTCGCTTTCTGCCAAGTAGCTATCATTAGAAACTAAGGTCATGACATTTGACATAAAAGCATTAGCATTTTCATGAAGAACTTCCTCAAATTTCCGCTTCATAGTAGGAGTATTCATTAATCCTTTTAAACCTAATTGATTCGCAGGAACTTGTTTTTGATTTTGTTGTGATAATTGATTTTTTAAGGTCTCGTTTGTTGCCATTATTACTTAATCTCCTTTTCTATTAATCTTCGTGGCGTAGTAACCATATATATTTCTTCATCTTCTGCAATTTGAGGATATTTTTCAGCAAACTTTTTACTGTTCAATCTTTTAGTAGGTATTTCCTTCCACTCAACAATATGTTTTTTAGTAATACCAATGCTTGCATTTCTTTTTCCCAATTCGCTTTTTATTTCATTTTCAATTTTTCTAATAGCTACATCCAACTCTTTTTTGGTTTTCTTCATTTCATTTTTTTGGTCTAACAATTCATCAAACGAAGCAGGTAAAGTAGTTTGCGTTTCTTCTATGTCGCTATACTTATCCTTTAAAAAGTCAGCTGTTGCCTTACTTCCGTCAATAATAGGTTCAACGCCTTTGATTACGTTATTTTCCCAAAAATCAACTAATTGCTCGGTCAGTACATCGATTAATTCCTGATCACGTTCTACCCGTTTCCAAATAAATTTCTGACCACCAATTAAAACTGCAATATAACAATAGTCTTTATTCAAAACATTCATATAATGCTGAACTTGGCAAAGATAACTCAATGGCACTTCGTCTCCTGCCCATTCTTTCGCTAAAAATTGATTTGCAGTTTTGCATTCTAGAATGGCATTTTCTCTAACCACTTCTCTATCAATATTTGCTCTTAAAAAAGGATGGAGCGAATGTTCGAAGACTTGATTTCTACGACGAACTTTTTTTCCTGTTCTTTCTTGGAACTCTTTCGCAACAACTTCTTCTAAAACATTTCCCCAATAGGCTGGCTCGCTTTCTGTATCTTTCAGCTCAACTTGACCTGTTTTCTCTAGCCATAATTGATAAGCTGATTTATATTGATTCAAGCCTAAAATTGTTGCAACGTCTGATCCTCCAATTCCTTTACGCCTATCCTCAAGCCATTCTTGATGGCTCATGGATAAAGTAGATTGAATCATCTTTCGTCTTCCTCCTCATCGTATTCCCACGTTAGCTCTAACACTTCTTTTTCTTCAGGTGGCTCTTGTCTTGCCCCTAGCGAATCAAATTCAGGCATTACAATCCCTCCCAAAATAGTTTTATTTTTTCATCTTCCAATTCGATATAATCGACACCTTGCATTTGTAATTGATCTAAAAATGGTTTTGTAGCTCCTTTACTGCTTACCACACAACTTGTATTGCCATAAGATGCAGATGTCCGAACAGATTGAATAATGTTATTCTGTGCGTTTGCTAGCATTAATTCGTAAATGTCGTTACCTAAACCTCTTACTTCAATCATTACAACTCACCTCGTAAAAAATCTTTTAACAATATATCTAGTTTTTCCTCATTATTTTGTTTAGTTGAAGATGATTCTGCACCAATAAATGATTCTTTTATTTGTTTACATTGCGGACAATCACAATCATGAGCAAGTGCTTCCTCTTTAAATTTTTCAAATAATTCACTAAATGCAATTGCTTGTTCAGGCAAAGAACCTGCAAGTAAAACACTGGATGCTTCCATCATTTCTGAATCAACAGTTGACAAAACAATCGTAACTTTTCCTTTCCGACATTCTTTAACAAGTTCCATTAATAAATTTTGAATTTTATCGTTCATTTTGATATACTCTCCTTAGTTAATAAATTTTGAATTTTTTTGTTCAATATTTGCCCTGTTCGTTTGCAGACGTTCGGGGCTCTTTTTGTACTATGCTTAATCTCTCTGGATAAACGTTTTTATCAGCTGAAACATACGGATATTCTTCAAACAACTTTCGCATGACTTCCGCTTGTGTTTCTCCAATCACATATGTTTCTCTACTAGCTTCGCCTATAGCTACATACATTTTTTATCGCCTCCTTTTTTAGAGTATTGATACTTTGCTTCATCCCAGTTAAAAAACCAATGGATAAAGAAAGGTGCACTTAGTGTTGCTAGTATTGGCATTGAAAAGTGGCTTTTCAGCAATACTCCTAGTACAATCATCAATAAAAATGCGCCTACTAATCGTGTTTCTCGGATTGCTTTCATGTTGTTAACCTCCTATATTTTGATATAATTCAATTGAAAGTGAGGTGCAAAAATGTTTTTTGTGATTAAACGAGCTTCTGATAAAAAATACTATTTTTTGATTAAAACTGAAGAAAATGAAATAATCGCATCAAGCAAAACTTACTACTACAAATCTTCTGTTTTAGAAATCATTGAATCCATTAAGAATGATATGAATCCAAAAGCAATCATTGTTGATACTACTTTTAACTGAGGATAAGTTAGGCTTATCCTTTTATTTTTATTTACTGATCTAGCTCACTTCTTTAAACATATCTCCGTTTCCATTAGCCATATCAATTCTTGCTTGTAATTCCAAGTCAGGCTTCCATTTAGGAATTAGAGTTAATGCTTCTTCATATCGAACTTTTGGAATATCTATATAAGAGGCTACATCGAATAATGCTTTCAATTGTTTATAGCAATTACTAAATGCTGATTGCTTAATACTTGAATCCTTATAAGCCGATGTTTTTTTGCCACCTAATACTTTGATAACAGTTGATGAAACTAGGCCTTGTATCTTTCGTTGTTGGCTTCTATTAATTGTTGTTTCTGTTTCTAGCTTATCTAAACGTTGATTTACAAGAGTCAATCCACGTTCATGTTTTAACGCAGCTTCTAATAACAATTCTGTGTTATTCATCGGTAAGTTTGATTGAGTTTTGAGCAGTTCCTCCATTTGGTTGAAAGCTTCAATGTATTTCAGTTTAAACTTAAGAGCTTTTTGACCAGTGAATCCCATTGCTAGCAGTGTGAATCCGTCACGGTTCATAATGATTTGTCTATATTTTTGTTTGTTTTGTGGATGAATATAACTATCTTCGTAAAATAGGTCTGCGTAATTTTCCGCAACCCCCTCTTTTAGATCATCAATCGCTGCTAAAACATCACGATGATTTTTATTAAACGTTTCAGCAACTTGTAAACTAGTTGTTACTGCTTGTTGGTTTTTCATAATTACTAAGTTGTCCATTTTTTCCTCCTTAAATTGTTTCTGTATTGCTCTTTCCTTTAATCCCAATGATTCATGATGTCATTACAAATTTTTATAGCTTCTTTAGCAGGCCAATATCTTTTTCCCTTGCTAGTACCAGGCTTTCTTTTTTCGATTATTTGCATACGTTTGTCTTTTACAAAATTTTGTTCAACTTCAGGAACAGACATTGAATATCTAGACGATAATTGTTTGATGTCTAAATACTCAGCACGTTCATTTAATCCTTGACTAGCTTCATTTATGACTTGTTCAAACATTTTTCTCAGGATTTTTTCAATAATGTTGTATAGAAAGTTTTTTGAAGATGTATCTAAGAAATTTTCCATTTTCATTCCTCCTATCTGATTTTGTAAAAGTCGATAATTGCCAAAAGTGTTTCGTGTGCTTTTTTACTTTTATTTTTTCCGTTCAGATAATCGATCAAATCTTGTCTTGGAATATCAAAATAGGTAGCAACACTAACCAACGAAATTCCCTTACTTTCAAAGTAATCACGAATTTTTTGACGACTTACTGATGTGTCTGGCATTTTTTATGCTCCTTTCTTTAGTATTAAATAAGTTAATTTGATAGAAATAAAAAAATATTGTTGACATTTTTACGCTATAGAGTAAAATGGATACATAAAGAAATAAACCTATAACAAAGCCTTTCATATGCACTTGGTCGCCAAACTCAATGCTAATAAGGTGTGTTTTAGTTTGTTTCTTTTCTATCAAATTAACTTACGAATCAATAATAACTCTATAGAGTAATTTTGTAAAGACTTTTTTACTCTTTTTAGTAAATTATTTTTTCGTGTTGGAAAGGAATACTGATATGACAACATTTGAAAGGATAAAAAATTTAGCAAAACAAAAAGACAAAAGCCTTCAACAAGTTGCTAGAGAGTTAAAATACGGTGAAAATTATTTTTATAGTTTAAATGCAGGAAAACAACCAACCGCAGAAAAACTACAAGAAATTGCCAATTATTTTAATGTTTCTGTAGATTATTTGCTTGGACGAACTGATAATCCAAATTCTGATAACTTAGAAGAAGATGAAATTGCAACTTTCTTCCGTGTAAATACAGAAGATTTAACCGAATCCGAAAAAGATCAGCTCAGAGAAGAGTTAAAAGAGTACTTAGAATTCATGAAATCAAGACTTAAAAACAAATGATTGGATGACCCCTATGTATTTAGACTACGATACTTATTTTGAATATCATGACCAGACATATATTATTATTGAAAAAGTTGCTAATTACTATGGAATTGAATTAAAAGAGTTAAGATGGAAACACTACAAAGATTATATGATTGACGTAGAAAATGTTGACATAATTCCCTATAGTTTCGGTGATGTTTCAAGAAAAATATTTTCAGGAAATATAATAAGATTTCACGATAAATGCGGAATTTCCTATAATTCAACAATGGTTAAAGGAAGGCAAAATTTCTCAATACTTCATGAATCTGCACATTATTTTTTTGATATGAATAAGGAATGCAAGTCTCAAAGTTTTTCAGATTTAATTACTGGAAAAGGATACACTAGCGAAGATGAACCAAAAGAAATAAGAGCTAATATATTTGCATCCCTTGCTTTAATAAACAATGAAGCATTGAAAGAATGTTTACAAAAACAAATGTCTTTCCGTCAAATTTGCGAAGAATTTGAAATGAGTGCTGCAGCACTATACGTAAGGTTATATGATTTTTTAACAAAAATATTCTTATTAAATCCATGCTTAGCAAGATCAGCTATTAATCAATATAGATATAACTATAATTCAACAAAATTAATCAGTTATATAAAAATGTGCTTGTGCTGATGAACTACAAAGAATTATTTTTGCGTAAAAAATCTCGTGTAAGGACACAGACTTAAAACTTATCTTGAGGTTTGTTGATAAAACTAACAACAAAAATGGAGGAATATAGTATGTTTTTATTTGGAAATAAAGAAGAAAAAAAGGTAAAGAAAGCAGAAGAAAAGCAAATAAAAGAATATTTTAAAAATAATCATGATATTGTAATAGGCGGTATTTATTTTAATGATTCAGACAAAAAAATATTTATCCCAAAAAGTATTTCTGAATCAAGAAAACAACAAGTTATCAACTATGATGATTTGATTAGTTACACAGATATTTTTGTTGGTGGCAATATAAAAAAACATCACGGAATAACTCGTGCAGTTGTTGGTGGCGTTTTAGCTGGTCCTGTTGGGGCTTTAGTTGGTGCTGGAACAGGTGGAAAAGAATTTACTTCCATTAAGCAATTAGGAGTTATGTTACATCTTCCTAATAATCAGACAGTAAAATATATGTTAATCACAACTGAAACAAAAACTGATTCTATGATTGGTAAAGGTTTAATGGATAAATACAACGAATTAATTGCAAAACTGGACCAAATACTAAAAACTAATTCAAGTAATAAAGATAACACTGTATTATCTTCTGCAGACGAGATAAGAAAATTTAAAGCCTTGTTAGATGATGGCATTATTACAAAACAAGAATTTGAAATAAAAAAACGTGAATTGTTACAATAAAAATAACGCACCCTCTCCGGCTAAGAAGTTAGTGCGTTAAAAATAGAACCAAAATAGGCTTATTTTGTTACGCCTATTTTACCACAAAGAAAAGGATGTGAAAATATGGCGAAACTAAATTGGTCCAAAAAATACAAATATGTTTTTTCTTACTCAAATAAAAAAGGAACTTTTTGGGGATATCGCTATCCTTATTACAACTCTCTAAAACACCGAAAAGAAGCTAGCAAACGTGGATTTGAAAGTGAAAGAGCGGCGAATAAAGCATTGCTAAAAATCCAATATGATTTAGAAACACAAAATACTTCCTTCGTCGAAAATAAACAACTCACCATAGATGAATGGATCAAAGTCTGGATACCTTACGCCCAAGACAATTGGAGTGTTTCAACAAAACAAAATATTGAATCTGCTATCAAATTTCACATATCACCATTAATTGGAAATCAGAAACTATCTTCTTTAAATAAGATTACCTATAAGCGAGAATTTATTGACAAATTAAGACAAGAAAACAAATATACAGAATCTACGATTCAAACGTGGCATAAAATTGTAATGAGGATGATTAACGCTGCGGTACACAATCAAATCATACCTAGCAACACGCTAACAGGCTTTAAATTTGATTTAAGTAATAATGTTCGTTCATTCTCTAAAAAGGAATTACAGCGATTTGTAGCGGTTTTAGAAAACGAAGATATTCAAACACAAGTTATATTTTTGACTCTGCTAAAATCTGGAATGAGAAAAGGTGAATTGATGGGGCTGCGTTGGAGTGATATTGATTTAAACGAAAAATATTTCGATATCAATTCTACACGTGGCGATTATGGTGAAAATAAGCCGAAAACAAAAACTAGTATTCGTAAAGTTTATTTTGACAACTCATTACTCACTTTAATAAAAAAATACAAAAATCACGAGAAAGAACGCCTTTTCAAAGAAGGAATAATTTTAAAAGATAAGGACTACTTTATTTTAAGTTCTAGAAATTTACCTATCAAACAATCTAGAATTACGTATATGTTTCGCCTGTTATGTGAAAAGGCAGAAGTTCAAAACATAACCGTACACGGTCTAAGACATACCCATGCAACGTTTTTAATTGAAGCAGGAGCAAACATTAAGTACGTTTCAACTCGGTTAGGACACAAGAATATTAATATAACTTTGGATGTTTATAGCGATGTATTAAAAGAAGAAGAAAAAGAAACAGCTGATATGATGGATAAACTTATTGAGAACTTGTGA